TATAGTATAACGTTTTCCAAATATCATCCCCCTTGGCTAGTGCTTCATGTAGCACGGACACGAGAACCACACGAGTTCTTAAAATCAGTGCGCGTTCCTTGTTATCACCCTTTATGGGATGCATATTGCGTATCGTTTCCTTCATCGAGTAGCCCCGTCGCTTGCTCGACTTTTCAATCTTTTCCTTTAGGCTTAGGTTTAGGTGCGCCTGTTGACGCACCCAACCTTCCCCTCGCTTGCGATCCTTATCTAGTCGCGCTCTACCCTTGTTCTTGCCCATCTATAATCCCCTTGAGTTGGTCTAATACCTTTTGCTTGCTACCCTTCAAGCCATACTCTGCCTTCACCATCTTGTAGCAGCTTGGCCCTCTGCGTGACAGGCCCAATATTTCGAGCTTTAGCCCTGCTAAAAGAACCTTGGCTCGATAGTTCAAGATATCATCTTGAGCAGTCAGCACCCTAACCTCCCGCACTTGCGGTATTCTTCCTGTATACATCTTATCGCCTTCCCGTTAAGATTCGCACAAGCTTCACAGGAGCAGGTAAAAAGCTCCAATATACTTGCTTGCATTTTGCCTTGAGCTTTAAGCTCTCTGCTCTCACAGTATTCACACGACCAACGTGTGGTCCCGCCGGAACAAAGTCACAGCTTAGATTTAGCCATACTTTATCGGCGGTATCGTTCACCGCATCAGCTTGCTGCCATGCTCGAATCCGTGCTAGGCGCACCTCCAACGGCATGGTTTGTTGTGTAAAAGTTTTCATGTTTTGTCCTTCCTACATTGTTGTTAGCCTACCTTGATATAGCACCACACATTGTTGTGCTTAAAGTAGATATTTTCTTCCCCTACAAATCGAATCGTAATCCATCCCAACTTGGGTAAGTCTTTAATTTCGTACTCAGTCATGCCAAACCTTAATGCACCTACTGTGCCATGTTTAGTGCCAAGTAATATCAATAACTTAGCCTATGTTAATGGGGTAATTAGGCCCCAATTAGTGGTGCCTTTATACCCCATGTGGGGTACTTAGGCCCCATTATGCGAAACTTCCAACGCGATAGGTGCAAACTTCGTACCCTTGCGCTTCCATGCCCATGTATTGTCGAGCAAAAGCCATGGCTTTTGTAGCGTTTACGCCACACAAGCTTGTGATAACCTTGCCTTGCAAGTGCAAAGCGCAATCAAATTTGCCGTCCCCATACTGTGCTGCGGCAAGATAGACTCTTGAGTTTTCGCCATTGCTCTCATTACCAAAGTAAGAGAATAATTTAGCCTTGCTTGCTGCACCCTTAGCCGTTTTATAGGCCGGAGCATAATCCACAATGCCGCCATTTCGCTTGCGTACCTTGACCGTTCCCTTGCGGGACACCTTGTCACTTGTACGTTCACGCTTCAATTGCTCAGGTAATGCGCACGTTCCCGCACCATCATCGTCCTCAGCACGATAGCATATCGCCATACTTGCGCCTCCTATGTCTTTGCAGCGTTGTAGCTGCGTTCATGCAAACATACATTGCATCCAACGTGCCAAGTATTTACTTGAGCAATTACAGACAGTTAAGAAATAGGGGATGGGGTGCTAAGGCATCAGTTTTTAGGGGTGATTTGGCAAGTCATTGATATCATTATGATTCAGGGTGGGGTAAAAAGCCCCATGGTGGGGTAGAAAGGCATCAGATTGAATGGGTCTTTAAGTCATTGATATCATTAGGGAAATACTGTCATTATACTATTAAAGGGAGGTTTAGATAACTGCATGATATCATTGAAGAAAATAGGTATTGCAATCATTAAGGATTTAGGATAGAACGGGAAGCATAGACAAAACAGACAATTAGAGGCGATAGCTAATGCCCGTTATTATCATTCACAGCAAACCCCCTGAAAAACATAGTTTATTCACTAAAATAGGTGTAAATAGCCGATATCTAACGGTTTTATGCCTATTTATGCAAGTTATTGATATCATTAAGGTTCTTAAACCCACGATATCATTAAAGAATATAAAGTTCAATGATATTAAAGGGTTGGCAAGTGCCTAAGATCATTAAGGAAAATAAAAGATGAATGATTCTAGAGGCTTAGCTAAGTGGTTGATTTCATTAAGGAAGTCCCGACCCACCCCCCCAAAAATCCAACTACAGTTAGAATACAGACACACAGACACATCACTATTTCATAAGCCCGTTTTATTTTTTGGAGGTTAAAAACATGCCCGTAAGAAAAACACCAAGTGGAAAGTACAAGTGGGGTTCTAGTGGAAAAGAATACTCAACTAAAGAAGCAGCAGAACGCCAAGGTAGAGCCATCAAGGCAAGCCAAGGCAAGAAGAAGAAACCAAGTAAATCATCAGGAGGATTAAAGTATGGAAAACGTGGAAGCTACTAGCGTAGATACCAATGAGAGCAGAGATGCTATCAACGGTAAGTACCAAGAGCTGTGTACTCAGCGAGGATCACTTACGCATCAGATAGATCGTCTATCTAAGCAACTATTAATAGTGGACACTCAGATCGACGGGTTGGATATTGCCCTCAGTGTGGTAACACAGCTAGAGGCAGGAAGTCCTTCGCCGGAAGCGGGTAGCAATGGAGAAGCCACATCGGCTAACCCCTCTTCCGAATCTCAGTAAGGAAGAAGCCCAAAAGGAAAAGCTCAACAAGTTGTCTGCTCAGAAGAAGATGCAGGTAACTAGGGTTGTGCCAAGCTCTCAGGGGCTTGTGTCTGACTTCATGTCTTTGCTCCATGTGGAGATGACCAAGTTGGCATCGAGGATAGGTACGTCTGTCGAGTGTTTGGACGAGAATGAATCCAAGCACTTGTCTAGGCTTATAAACTCGTTGGACAGGTTGGTGCGGATAGAAGGTGAAGTGCGCGGTTTGAGTGAGGTAGATAAGATGGACGATAAGGAATTGAAGAGTCGTATTCAGAAAGCGGTTAAGTCATTGAAGATGAGTGATAAGGATTTAGATAAGTTAATTAATAAGTAACACCCACCTCACTGCCGCCTCAGCGTGTTACTTATCTAATAGATATTTATATATATACTTTGAAGCATCTTGTCAATTAGAAAGGTCTAAATTGGAAGAGGAACTAGACATTATTATTAGGGAGGCCATACAGGATGACCTACCCCTCATCTACAACAGTTGGCTGAAGCAGTATAGGGAGAGTCCCTTCTCCGTGGGGGTGGTGAACAGTGTCTACTATTCGCAGCACCGAAAGATCATAGACTGCCTGATCGAGCGTTCAGTGTTGCGGGTTGCCTGTGATGCCGCGAGTCCCACGAAGATCTATGGGTGGGTGTGTGGGGAGGTCTATGACCCACTTGTGTTACACTTTATCTATGTTAAGAAGAAGTACAGAAAGAAGGGGATTGGGGAGATGCTCCTGAATGAATTTGGATGGAGAGAGGCTCCGCACATAATCACTACCCACTTTATGAAGCACAAGCGTAAAAAGAGCAAAGAGGAAAATAACATTATATATAATCCTTATTTGCTGTATATTTATATGAAAGAAGGAAAAAAAAATGAAACTTAAGAAGGTTCTATTCACTGATACTGTAAGGCTCAAGCACGGAAAGAACACCCGCATCGCAACTATAGAGGATGCACAAGGTTGGGGCGCTGACTACATCGAACTGCAAGTGCAAGATCGAATAGTCATTGTTCATAAGAACCATGAGAGTACCTGTATTCCTTTGGAGAACGTAACTTCTTTTGAGACTTTGAATGAACCTGCGGTGAGTGAGTTCAAGAAGGAGGCTTCCAAAAATGACGAACAAAAAGGAAAACAGGTTACGCGAGGAGTCACCAAGAAACACACCAAAGCCAAAAAGAAAACTACTACCCTTCGAGCGCTTCAAGGAAATTGATTGGAAAATCTTTATGCCTGTGGAGGAAAAGATAAAAGTTGGCAAAGAATAGGGATTATGAGGTTAATGGTATAGTTATAACTGACTGTCATATCAGAGCAGCAGAGTACAACAGCTCCGGTATACCGTCTATGACAGATGATGAAGTTCATCGTATAAGAACACAGGTAGAGGGGAAGATGCCGAAGGCTCTTAAGGACATTATCTGTATGGTCAAAACTACAATAGGGGGAACAGTGTGGAAAGTATGTCTAAAGAAACCCACATGAATCCTATAGAAGCCCGTGAGGTACTCAAGGAGTACGTCAAGCGATTCGGCGAACCACCTCAAAAGGAGAAATCCCTCAAAGCCACAGAGAGGTCTACTCAGTTCTATAAGGATTGCTTCGACAAGCAAGTGGCCTTCATAAGCGACCCTGCAAAGCTCAAGACTGCCCTGTGTTCGCGCCGCGCAGGAAAGACACACTCTGCTGCGGTTTATCTCTTAAAACAAGCCTTAGAGAATCCTGAGAGCGAGGCAGCCTATATCGCTTTGACTCGTATCAATGCCAAGCGCGTCATGTGGCCTAAGCTGAAGCAGCTAGACCGCAAGTATAGTATGAACATCAACTTCAATAACTCAGAGTTGACTGCATATCTCCCCAACGGGAGTGTCATATATTTGACGGCAGCGAATGACCAAGCAGATGTAGATAAGCTCAGGGGGAGTGCATTTGTACTAATCGTCATTGATGAGTGCGCTTCCTTTGGGCCTCATATGGATGAGCTTGTGGAGGAGGTCTTGGAGCCTACACTGATCGACCATGATGGAACAATGTGTCTCATAGGAACTCCGAATGCTGCTTGTGCGGGTATCTTCCATAGGGTCACCACAGTGGAGGATGGAGATTACAGCAACCACCATTGGACTATTCGGGACAACCCCCATGTTCCCCACGCAGATGAGTGGCTAGAGCGACGAATGATGAGAAGGGGGTGGGATAATGACCATCCCGTCTACCTACGTGAGTGGTGCGGGAGATGGATTCGGTCCGCAGACAGTTTGGTTTATAAATTCGACGAGGCTGTTAATTTGTACGACTCCCTCCCCACCATTGATTATGACTTCGAGTATATACTTGGAGTGGATTTGGGATTCAACGATGCAAGTGCGTTTACTGTTTGTGCCTTTAATAGGTACCTTCCTACTCTCTATCTTGTCTACGAAATGAAAGAAGTCGGGATGATTCCGGCAGTAATCGCCAAGAAGATCCAACAACTCATGGACGAGTATAAATTCATCAGAATTGTAATGGATACCGGAGGTCTTGGAAAGAGCATCGCTGAGGAGTTCCGTATCCGTTATAATCTCCCCGTCTTCGCCGCAACGAAACATGACAAGTTTAGCTACATTGAACTTCTTAACTCTGATCTCCGCTCCGGGTTCGTCAAAGTCCCACCGAACAGCTTGTTGGCAGGTGAGTGGGGGTTGTTGCAGTGGCAGGAGGATAGAAAGTCCGAAGATAAGAGGTTTGAAAATCATCTGTCTGATGCCTTTCTTTATGCGTGGCGTGAGTCCAAACACTATTGTAGCGAAGAATTGCCATTTAATCCAACCTATGGAACACAAGAATATTGGAAAAAATATTGGGATGATTGGGAAGACGATGAGATAATAAAAGTGAAGAAGGAGGAAGAAATGGATTGGTGGGAGAATTTATGATATTAAAAAAAACGTCTAAGCTATTGGAAATGATGGAAAACACAGGTAAACTAGATGAGTTTCTACGGACTCTTCGTTCAAACGGTGTTCAGGAAGTTACCATTGGAGAGATAAGTTTGAAGTTTACTCATTTTGTTTCTCTCCCCGCAGAAGGTGTTAGCAAGTTCATTGATACTCAAGGGGATAATAAGCTGAGTGCTGATGAAGAAGAAGAATTATTATATTATTCATCGGGAGGACGATAGATGGCAGACCAAAGTCCACTAGCCGATCAGGCAGCATTGGATACACTTCAGAAGCTACTTGCTCAAATAGACGCTACTGAAAATATTGAATTAGCAGATAAGGTCTTGGAATTGGTGTTCTCCAATAACACGGCTAGTAAAAACTTTAGTGTAAATACACAAACCGGAGAAGGAGATCGTACAACCAACGCTCCGGAGTGGTATCAGAAGCAAAAAGCGGAAGCACAGGCACCGCCCCGCATGGATCTTGTACCTTTAGTACCTGAAGAAGAGCCGCCCCTTCCACCTATTGCGACTGAACCTGATGAGGTGATTGCCACTCCACGCGAAGATGCTGCATTGGATCGTAGAATCACTACGGAGAAGCAGGGGCGTTTGGAGAGGGAGATTGAGTCTAGAACATTTCAAGCTTCTGACCCTCAAGCAAGGTTAGACGAATCGGTAGGGGAAGAAGCATCTCTTGCCAAGAAGAAATTAGAAGAGAAGGATTCGTGGTCAGTAACACCATCTCTACCATCAATGACTGTAGAGCCGTCTAAGCCTACAAAAGATATCCAAGAAAAAATGGATGCAATGCAGCAGGAAGCTGAGGAAAAGCAAATAGGGGATATTCGTGATGCATCTTTAGATTTAATGTTACAGAAAAATGCCGTTGAGGCAGATATACTTACTGAAAAGTTAAATCAGTCTAGGCTAGACCTGCAGCGCTTGGAGACAGAGTATAACGAAAGTATGATGAGTCTGACTCCGGCTGAGAGGATTAAGTATGGTTTCTAAAGATAAATTCAATACCTTTTGGTGGCAAGCGGATGAGGAAAATATATACACATATGTTTGGGATGCGGCAATGTACATTGCTGACAACCAACAGTACCGATCCTATGGCGATCTGAGACACCTGCGTCTTTATGGCAACTTGCCGATTGCAGGTCTAACCGCTAACCAATACGCGAGAGCGCCTTCGACTTCATTCAGTTCGGACTCACGGCTTACCCTGAATGTCGTTCATTCCATGGTTTCTACAATCGTATCAAAGATTATGCGAAACAGACCCCGTCCTTTATTTCTGACAAGCGGGGCAGACTATTCGATGAAGAGAAAAGCTAAACTTCTCAACAAGTTCACACAGGGCCTATTCTATGCAAGCGATATCTACGAGGTAGGCGAAGATGTGTGCCGTGATGCTTGCATATTTGGTACAGGGTTTATGAAGATCTACGAGAACGATGGCAACATTGTGGGCGAGAGAGTATTCCCCCATGAGATTCTTATTGATGATGCTGAAGCTATTTATGGGACTCCCCGGCAAGCTTTTCAAAGGAAGCAGGTGAACCGGGAAGTTCTTATTGGCCTGTATCCTGAGAAGGAACAGGAAATTCTCAGTGCAACGATGGAGCGAGATGGAAGTTCCACCATGGCAATAGCCACCCATGTAACGGTAATAGAAGCATGGCATTTACCGTCCTCTAGGGATTCTGAGGATGGAAGGCATAGCATAGTCATCGATAGCGTGACTCTATTGGACGAACCATACAATAGGCCATACTTTCCCTTCGTATCGCTTAGATGGAGCGACAGGGGCATGGGGTATTGGGGTCAGGGAATAGCAGAGCAGCTTACAGGATTACAAATCGAGATAAACAAGATGCTGAAAACTATACAGATTTCTTTGCATCTATGTAGCATCCCTAAGATTTTCATAGAGCGTGGGAGCAAAGTTTCCAAGGGGCATATAAACAATGAAATAGGTGGGGTTATTGAATATGCGGGAACGGCTCCGATATACAAGACTGCCAATGCGGTGAGTCCCGAAATGTTTCTTCATTTGGATAGGCTCTATTCGAGAGCGTATGAAATTGTGGGAGTAAGTCAGTTGTCTGCTTCTGCTCGAAAGCCATCAGGCATTGAGAGCGGCAGAGCGCTGCGCGAGTTCTCTGATATCGAAAGCGAGAGATTTCTAGCTTTTGGTAGAGCTTATGAGAAAATGTATTTGGACGCAGCGAAGCAGATGGTAAATATAGCAAGAGACATAGCCAATGAAGGTAAAAGCGATTTCTCCATTACCGCATTCTCTAAAGATAATTTGGAGAGTATCGAGTGGGGAGATATCGACTTAGCTGAAGACCAATATGTCATGCAAATATACCCAACTGCATTACTCCCTGTTACTCCGGCTGCAAGGCTTCAGACTGTAGAGGAGATGATGAGATCCGGTCTTCTTTCAAGAGAGGATGGGTTGGCTTTATTAGATTTTCCTGATATAGAATCTGTACAGAGTTTGGAGAACGCTGCAGTGGAAGAAATAGATATGATTATTGAAACTATAATCGAGAAGGGGGTGTACATCGCCCCGGAGCCATTTAGTAATTTGGCTCTTTCCATGAAGAAAATGAACCAAGCTTATATTCGGGCGAGACTAGATGGTGTAGATGAAGATCGTTTGGGGCTAATGAGGCGTTTTGTTGCTGATTCTAGTTCATTGATGAACGAAGCCATGCAAGCCCAACAGCAGCAAATGATGGCGCAGCAAATGCAAGCGGCTCAACTGCAAGCTCAGGCCCAAGCAGCCAATGCTCCACCACAAGCAGCACCATCCGGCGTGATGTCTGAATTGGCACAGATGCCGGGACAAGAATTACCATCATAATTGAAAGGAAAAATGATGACTGAAGAAAATACACAAGCGATGCAGCAAGAAAATGAAGTAGAAGAAGAACCCAACGTCTTTGACGCAAGCCGCCAAGCAGCAGATCTTGCGGAAAAAGAGGCTAGTCTTAAAAAAATGGAAGAGTCGCTTCAGGCCAAAGAGGGGTCATTAGATGAACTCAAAGGTAAGCTAGATACAGTAGAGAAAGACCCCATTGCATTTGCAGAGTCTATGGGTCTAACGTACGACAAATATACTGACCATCACCTAAACAGTCTTAGTCAGTCTCCTGAAGATATCTATAAAGCTGATATTATGAGTAAGATCGAAAACTTGGAGGGGCAGATAAAGGGTCACGAAGAAGTTTCGGATAAAAGAGCAACTCAGTACCAAGAAGCGCAAGCTAAAGAAGCATACGAAAAAGCACTTGTGGAAGTGCGCGATTTCATAGATACTAATGAAGAAGATTTTGATATACTGAAAAGTGCCGATGCCGAAGATGTCGTACTTAGTGTGATTGGACAACACTATAGTGAGACAGGCAACGTGATGGAAAAGAAAGCAGCGTGTGAAGCTGTCCAAGAGTTTTATGAGGCAGAGGCGAGAAGATATGTATCCTCTGATCGGATGTTAGCGAAGTTAGGACTAGCGAGGGTAGGCGAAAGTCGAAGAACCCCTGTGCCGCGAGACAGTAGGCAGAAAACATTAACTAATGATATCGGAACCCAAGCTCCACGTTATGTGGACGATCAGCCGACAACTAGGCAGGAGTCCATTGATAGGGCTGCAGCTAAGTTACGGTGGGGATAAAACTGAAAGGAAACGAACATGGCTCATCAAGTCTACGCTCACGTCAATATGTTCGCTTCTCCTGCGGGAGATTTAGATCTCGTCAGCTTTGAAGAAGCGTTAAAAGAGCATTATCATGGGCAACAGGTTACGGATTTAGTCTATAAGAATAGACCACTCCTAGCACTGTTACCTAAATATACTAAAATGGGTGGCCGGGTTATGCCCGTCCCGGTAATGAGTGCCAACCCACAGAACAGAAGTGCTACCTTTACGGCAGCGCAGAAGACAGGTGCGGTCTTAGGGCCTAACCAATACCAACCTTCTCAAATTCAGAGTTTTTTACTGACACGAGATCGAGACTACTCGATTGCCCGTGTTGACGGTGAAACTTTGGATGCGTCGAAGGGTGATTCCAACGCATTTATGCAAGCAGCGACTGCAGAGATCGACGGTGCCATGAGCGCTATTACTCGATCACTCTGTCATGCTACATATCGTGATGGAAGTGGTGTAGTTTTCGACACGGCGGGTGGTGCTGTTGCACTTGGCCCTCCAATTCAGGTTAACTCTATTGCCGCTCTTGGCGATCAGATCACAGGTGTTGAGGTAGGTATGCTGCTTCAAGACAATGCTGCGATCCCAACCATGCAGTTACTTGTTACTGCTGTACAACGTGGGGGTGCAACTCCCGGCTTTACAGCTACGCAAGTAGGTGGAGCGGGTGTTCCGGGTGTTGGTGATCAGTACATTGTTGTTGGTGACCGAAATCTTAAGATCAGTGGTCTTGAGGCATGGTTACCCGCAGTAGCACCTGCACCGGGTGATAACTTCTTTGGTGTAGACCGAAGTGCAGATCCTACCCGTTTGGCAGGAATCCGTGGTGTTACCGGAGCTACCATTGAACAAACTCTTATCGATACAGCATCGCTGATTGGTAGAGAAGGTGGTAGACCTGATTATTGTTTTATGAGCTTTGATAGATTTTCAGCGCTTGTAAATGAAATTGGAGCCGGAGCGAATAGTCGTATCCGTTATGTTAAGTCGGACGGGGAAGGCCCATCTGAAAAAGGAAAAATTGGATTTGAAGCACTAGAGCTTCATGCTCCATATGGCACCATTAGGTGTATTCCTGACGCAGATTGTCAACCTGCTACTGCTTGGTTGCTTCAGTTGGACACTTGGACAATGAACAGTTTGGGTCAATGCCCACGCATTTTGAGTCACGATGGCAATCGCTTGCTTCGTGTGACAGATGCTGACGCTATTGAAGCCCGTATTGGTTACTATGCCCAACTCTCGTGCAAGGCACCGGGTTGGAATGGCAGAGTAGTTTTACCATAATTCTTACACTGAGGGGGGTCTTGTACCCCCTTCAGAAGAATGGAGATAAAAATGGCAGGTATTCTTTCAAAGGAATTGGCCGGGATATCCGGCAGTCTTGCTCATCCAATGCGTCAGATTTCAGGATCTGTAGTTGATGTGGGAGGTCAACCTGTTACGACAGGTGGCGGCTTTACTGCCCTTCTTCAGCTCAATGGTTTCCAAATTATTTTGGATAATGGGCCAACTAATGAGGTTCTATCTGTCAGCGCTTGTTGGTCAGGTGATGCAAATGAGCAGGGTACTAGTGTAAGGATTGCAAATCAAAGTCTAGCCGCACCGGGTGGATTTATAGATTTCGCTTTAGGGACAGGAGGGGCAGACACGCCTCGTGTTCCAACAGATAGGCTTGATTTCACACTTATGATTTCAGGGCCTTTCGCATAATTTTAAGGAGATAAAACAATGTCAGGTACTCTTTCAAAGGAACTAGCAGGTATATCAGGTGATCCGGCTAATCCCATGCGACAGATCTCAGGGTCTATCGATGGAACACCACTTGCTGCAATTAACGGTAACGGATTTCAGTCTGTTGTCGCGCCATTAGGGGCAGATATTACCATTACCTTAGATAGTGGACAGGTTGGACAGGTTCTCTGTGTGCTTCATACTTTTAGCGCTGCAGGAGCAGCAGGACAGGGCCATACCACACGTATTAGTGCGGATACTCTAACTGCTGCGGTGGCCCCATCCATTGTTCTTAACAAGGGAATAGCGGGTGCAGATGCAGCTTGGGCAGCAGGTGATCTTTTGGACTTCACTATAATGGTAACTGATTTATAATTTATGGGAGGGACATTCGTGTCCCTCTCTTTTCACGCAAGTGGTGTGTTATGACTAATAGAGAAAAGATGGCTAAAACCATTCTTCAACGGGTTCAAACGGATACTCCAAAGCCCAAGAAAAGTTCTGCTCCTAATGCTGCTACATATGCAGTAATTGAAGCACTTAAAACCGGAGATGCTGAGAGATTAGAAAATTCATTATCGGATTTTATTAGGATACACAACAGCACTTCGTAGTCGGAGCGATTATGGCAAACAGTGCTACTCTCTTGTCGATGACAACTCGTGTTCGCCGTAGAGCGGATATGGAGAATACTCAGTTCGTTACCGATACTGAGATACACAAATATCTTAATGACTCGCTAACTGAGTTGTACGATCTCTTCGTTACAAGCTATCAGCATTATGTAATGGAGGAGATAGACACTACTCTAGACGGGAGTGGTGAATATTTTATACGAAGCTTTGAGCCATATACCTTAGATCGAAGCTATACAGACACGGTATTAGGTGGTCTTTCTTTCAATGATAACGACCCCGGAAGTTTGCTCATAACGGTATTCCCTCCCGGCCCCGGCCCTGCGTTGACCCCGGTTCCTGTTGGGTCTGTTGGTTATATGTTTAATCTACCCGGAATATATAACTTAATAGAGGCATACAGGGTTGCTACTATAGCGGCAGGTGGAATCCCTGCCTTACAGACCAACATAGGGGGAACCTGCGATGTTCCAAGCGTAGCGGGTAGAATTACGTTTTCAGACTCTTTGAATAATTTTTTTATTGTAACGGATGATGGTTCCGGTGCTGCCGTAGTAGGTGTAACAGAATTTTATCCATCAGTTGTCGCGCCATCTAATTTTGCTATTGATGATTTTATGAAGTTAGAGGGGATCTCCATCGATGTTGGGGGTAGACTAATTAACATGGAAAGGTTCATGTTCGGTGAGAGAGATATGCTTGAATATCTACCAAGTACAGTCTTGGCCTATAACACCAAGTATTGTTTTGTGGGTGACCGTATAAAGTTCACTAATGATGTTGCCAATACCCCCATAAAGATATGGTATATACCATGCAAAAATAATTTACCACCATTCTCTTTAGACGATTGCTATCTCGGTGGAGATACTTTTGGAAATATACTAGGTGTGTCTGCGGATGGTACAGTTATAAGCACTACAGGCGCTCCCATGACTGCACTCATTAACAACTATTTTCAGGACAGATTGGATAGAGGACTCCCTGCTTACATACAGAACAACCTACCATCCTTGGCCTCTCCACAATCGGTTGGAACCATAGAGAGTGTGGATGTTCCTACTAATACTTTTGTTGTGACCATGCACACTGATCAGAATTTTCAAATGCTTTCGGCTGCAGGGGATGCTCTTTTTCCATCTCATACCCCCGCCATAGACACAGTTATGCATTACCTGTGTGAGGGTTGGGAAGAGTACGCAGTAATAGACGCAGCCATTAAGTGCCTCGAAAAAGAAGAGTCCAATGTAGAGACTCTGATGCGCGATAAGGAGATGATGAGAGTGCGAATCGGAGATGTAGCAATAGAGAGAGATGCGGGAACACCATTCCGTGTGACCGATGTTAACTTTACTAAATATCCAAATGATTGGTACTTCGTCTAATGGCTAATGAAACCTACTCGCGGATAGACTCAGACAACGAGGATATAAATTATATCCAAGGTCAGTTGGAGAGCATAATATTAGCGTTAAGCAGAAGAATAATCGACTTAGAAAACCGACTGAAGAAGTTAGAGGGATAGACCATGGCTTTAGTATTAGTGTTACCATCACCGGGAGTTACACCGGGAATTACTGCAGCGGGTCAAATAAATACTGCACTAACTTCTATTCAGAATACGTTTAACGCCCATGATCATACAGGCGGGAATGGGGTTCCTGTCGGGGTTGCGGGTATCTCCATAGACGGAGACTTGTCCTTTGAAAGCTTGGGACAGGACTACAAGGCCACGGATGCTCAGGCATTTGGATTTAAGAACCAAAGTGTTTCTCCTGCGGGTGGTCTTATGCTGTTTATCAAAGACCCCGGTGGCACGGTTCCACCTAACGTTCCGGCAGACTTATGGTTTAACAATGGTGT